TGGCGCGGCATCACATGGCGCGATGTTCCGGGCCGCGACGAGGCCGCCCGCAAGATGCGGTTCTCGCTCCTGAAACGCGGCGACTGGACCGGCTACAAGTCGTGCCAGTTCCTCGAAGGCGATGCCCTCAAGGCCGCCTTTTCCAAAATCACCGAAGGCCAGAAGGCCAAGAGCCAGAAGGCCGCCCAACTCCGAACCGAAAAAGCACAGAAGCCCAACCCATGACACCCGCCCGCTTTACCGAAACAACCCGACAGCATGGCCTCTACCGGAAGGCAGTTGGCCTTGGCGCAGTCCAAGACCTCGCGGCCCTCGCGCAAGCGCCCGTCCTCGTCATCCCGCCGACAAGCTGGCATGAGCGCAGCAAAAAGCCGACGACCATCACTCACATGGGGGCGCTGATCCGTGCCGGACTGGCGAAACGCGACGGCGACCACTACCGGGCGACCCCCGAGGGCGTCGAATGGCTGGGGAAGATCATCGAACTCAACATCATCACGCTATGAAATACGAAGGACCACTTTACGGCAAAATCGGGCGGCGCTTTGTGCCGTTGACGATGACCTCGCAACAGGTCGATGCACTGCAAGCCGAGCGCGACCAGCTTTCCCGCGATCTTTCGAGCCTCCTGGCTGCGGACTGCCTGAACGGGCACGATGCGGGCGAGGGCGCACAGAACGGAATCGCGATGCGAAAGGCTATTGCTCAAGCGGTCACGGCGTTTAAGCCGCTTCTGGCAGAATACGAAATGCCAGACGGGACCATGATTTCGTGCGCCTTGAGCGACGCTTACGAGACGCTTTCCGCATTTCTGCCGATACCAGAAACTACCAGCTTGAAATCCTGAAACCTCACCCGTGAGAACTCCGCCGCAAGGCACCATCGTTAAGGCCGATGAAGACTCTCCCAACAATTTCCCTCCGCTCATGCCACCTTCGCTCCACGCTGGTGGGCCTTACATGGGCGGAGTTTGTTTTGCCATGAAACGCAACTGGACACCGCTCGGCACCGAAGAAGCGCCGAAATTTTGGATGCTGTCACGCGACGGTCGCAAAGGCCCGAAAAAGCGTCACACATCACTGACCGATGCCGTCAATGAAGCGCATCGCCTGCTCGATGCAGAACCGGGGCGCATCGTCATCCTGGAGGCCATCGGGGCCATCAGCACGCCGCGCAAAGCTCAACCTGCGGAGGATTCTAAACTGTGAAAACCTCGCAATCATTTCCTTTTTACCCTTCGGATTTCATTTTGGGCACGATGCTCATGTCTGCCGAAGAGGTCGGCGCTTACATCCGCTTGCTTTGCTGGCAATGGGAACAGGGCGCAGTTCCAAACGATGAGGCAAAGATTGTCAAAATCACAGGCGCACCGATCAAGAGGCTTGGCGATGTTTTGGCAAAATTTTCGCAGTGCCAGGAAGGACTCAAGAATGACAAATTGGAGCGCGTGCGCGCCGAAAGGGTAGCCTATCAACAGAGGCAGTCAGAACTTGGAAAAAAGGGAGGAAGGCCAAAAGCCAACCCTTCCGACACAAACAAGGGTTCGGAAAGCCAACCCTTTTCAGAAACAAAAGCCAATCCAAAGCTGCCTTCTCCTTCTCCTTCTCCTTCTCCTTTACCCCATAATCCCCAAGAGCCTCCGGCTTCGCCGTCGTTAGGCTTGGAGGTCGAAACAACTCCGCCGCCCATTTCGCCGGAACAGGCGGAAATCGGGTCATGGTTCAATCGCAGGCCAACAACGCCGTGGAGCGAGAAGGAACTCAAAGCATGGGCCAAGGTGACAAAGCCGATTGATCCCGATGATTGGCAGGCGTTGCGCTGGTTCTACACGCAATCGGGCTGCGGATACCTGCGCCGGGACATCCAGACCCTTCTCAACAACTGGACCGGCGAAATCGACCGCGCCAAAAACTTCAATCCTGACCAGAAATGACCATCACGACCGAAGAACTGCTTGCCAGCCTCAACCGTGCTTTGCCGTGCTCCGACGAGGCCGAAAAGGGCGTCATTTCCTGCCTGCTCCAGCGGCCGGAACTGCTCAACGAAGCACCATCGCCGACCGCTTTTCACCACGACGCCAACCGGATCGTTTACGAGGTAATGCACGAGCTGGCGGCCAAGCGTAAGCCATTCGACACCATCACGGTCACGCACGCGCTGCGCGAGCAAGGGCTGCTCGACAAAGCGGGCGGGGCCGCGACTCTTTCGGACCTCTTTACCTTTGTGCCGATACCAGCGCATTTTGCCCACTATCGCAAGATCGTGATGGAGAAGTTCACGCTGCGAGAAGTTATCCGGGCCAGCGCCCTCACGATGACACAAGCCTTCGAGCACGGCAAAGAGCAGACTGACGAGGATGTGACGGTTGTGATCGACGCGTCCGCACGCCGCATACAGGACGTGCGCGAGGTGTCGGCAATGGAGGAAAGTGCCGAACTGCCATCCACTCCCATCCGTGAGCTGGTCTTGCAGGTTTTGGATGAAGCGCAGGCAATGGCAGAGTCGGGCAAGCAGTTTGCGGGCATCTCGACCGGCATCCAAGAGTTTGATTCCATCATGGGCGGGTTTGAGCCGGGATGCTTGACCGTTGTGGCGGCCGAGTCGAGCGATGGCAAATCCAGCTTGTGCCGTCAGATGCTTGAAGATGTCGCCGCAGAGGGGCATCAGGCCGTTGATTACACCTACGAGATGATGCCCAAGACGGAAGTGCGCCGCGTGCTGTGCAGCCAAGGCCGGATCGACGCCAAAAGCCTCAAGATGGGGATTCTGACCCGTGGCGAGCAAGAGGCCTTGATGGCAAAGGCCCGGAAGGTGTCGGAGTGGGACATGCACATCATTGACGTGGCCGGTAAAACCATCGAGCAAATTTGCCGCGACATTACGCGCCGGTCCCGAAAGCTGCCCCCAGGTAAGCGGCTGGTGGCGATGATTGACTACATCCAGCTTTGCAAGACGGCGGGCAATTCATCCAACCGGGAGCGTGAGGTTGCCCACATTACCGCGACGGCGAAGCAGTGCGCCAAAACGACAGGCGCTCACATCATCATGCCGTCACAGGTCAACGAAGAGGGCAAAGTGCGCGAAAGTCGAGCCATCGAGCAAGACGCCGACAACCTCATCGAGATTCAGAAGATTCAGCCAAGCGCCAAGCAGCCTGCCTACAAGCAGGCCAAGGCCAAGGACGAGCCAAATTTCATCCGGCGCATCTTCTTCAGGAAGGTTCGCGACGGTGAACGCTATCGCCACATCACAATGGAGCTTCGGGGCAGGTTCTTCCGCTTTGAGGTCGTCCGCGAAAAAGAGGAGTAACACCATGATCTTGATTCCCAAACCTCTCGTCGAGCCAGAACCGCCAGACCTTGCCAAACGCATCGAGGCCAAGATTGCCGCGATGCTGGCGATGCCATCGACCGAGCCACAGCCAAAGAAACCCGCCCGTTTCCGCAACGGCATGGAAGCTCTTGCGAAATGGGAGCAGGAAGCCGACGCCGCCACGGACAAGTTTTGACCCGAGAATACCAGAAACAGGCATTTACTACCATGACCATCGACACACCACCGCCTGACACCTGCCCGCAACTCGGCATCCCGTGGACGGATTTACCCATGTGCCTCTGAAACGATGACCGACTATGAACGCATCCGCAACCAGTTCAACGCCTCCACGGTCTGCCGATGGGGAAAACAACCTCGTCTCGAATACGATCCTGGCTGCCTCTTTGTCGAATGCGCCGAGGCTGATAAGTGCCGTTGTCGATTCGCTTCCGGCGAGGGAGAGCCGATCAGCGCCTTTCTCATCGAGTGGCGGCGACGGTTTGCCAAGTAAGACCTGCAACCGCTGCCTTGGCCGTGGTGTCGTGCTCGTGAACGCCGGAACTGGACTCACGAGGCCGTGTGTGTGTGCAATACCACAAAATAATATTGACTAATACAAGCGTGCTCGTATGCTCGTATCGCACCCAGCAACCACACCCATGAAAGCCATCGCCTCCCCCATCAACACCACCCGCTACAACTGGAAACCCGTCGTCGCCTCGTTCCTGCTCCACATGCAGGAGCGCGGCTTTCGCCCTGTCGCCGTCGATAATGGCGACGGTTTTTGCCAAGCTGAAATCCTCACCTTGACCGGCGAAGAAGCCTGCGCCTGCGACGAGGCGACGGTTTACTTCCGCAGCATTCAGCACCCGGAAGACAAAGCCTTCCCGGCCTATCTTGTGCTCGGCAACTCCCCGCATGAACTCGTGGCTGATTACGCATGCCGCGACACTGAAACCGGCAAGGCCTTCGACGCCGCGATCACCGATTGGTCTAACTCCATGCAGGGCACGGCCTGCCCGCACGAAGGCATGACGGCGTGGCATTACCTGCGCATGGCTCAGGCCTGCATGGTCGCCGAGGGCGTCACGGTTCCGCCCCAGCTCGCCGCCGATGTCCTGGCCGGAATGTGAACCTCAACCCTCGACCATTCCACACCCATGAAAACGCCAATCACGGACCTTATTCTTGCTCGCCAATACATCACACTGCTGCGTGAGGAATTGACTGCCGAGCAAATCGCCGACGCCGTTTCTCTGAATGCCAGCGAAGCTGATCCCAACATCGACCACATGGCAGATTTCACGGACACCAACGAGGTGTTGGCTATGGCATGGGAAAAAGCGACGGGCCAACCGCTTGAATTTGATTCTGAGGATGCAGCAACTTTGGCGATCCTGAACAACGCCCTCGAACTAGCCAAAAAGGCCGACTTTCTTGAGAGCAAACTTCCCGAAGCATGAAAGTCCTTGTCGCATGCGAATCATCCGGGATCGTCCGAGACGCCTTCCGCGCTCTTGGTCACGATGCCATGTCATGCGACCTGCTGCCGTGCGACGTTCCCGGCCCGCACTATCAAGGCGATGTCCGGGATATTTTGGGTAACGGATGGGATTTGTTGATTGCGCATCCGCCATGCACTTACCTTTGCAGTTCCGGCATGCACTGGACGACCCGAGGCCTACGCGATCCACAATTGACCGAGGAAGCCATTGCGTTTGTCCGCCTGCTCATGGATGCGCCCATTGCCCGCATTGCCATCGAGAACCCTGTTGGAGCCATCAGCACACGCATCCGACCCGCTGACCAATACATACAGCCCTATCAGTTTGGTGATGACGCCTCCAAGAAGACGGGCCTTTGGTTGAAAGGACTCCCCCACCTGCGTCAGACCTGCGCCGTTGCGCCTCGCATTGTCAATGGCAGGCCGCGATGGTCGAACCAGACCGACAGCGGCCAGAACAAACTCCCGCCAAGCGCCGACCGCTGGAAGGCACGCAGCCAGACCTACCAAGGCATCGCTGCCGCAATGGCTGCTCAATGGGGCGGGAAAATCTCTGTCAGTTATCAAACCAGCCAACTCGAACTACGCCTTACTGCATGAAAGCGACCACCCCGCCCCGAAACCTCACCTGCTGCTGTTGCGGCCAGCCCGCCAAAGGCCGCCAATGGTGGAACCGCGATACCGGCTACGGCGTTTGCACCCCATGCGGAAACGCCACCGCGACCAAAGAAGGCGAGGCCGCTGCCCGCTCCTACTACGGCGAGCGCGGAGTACATTGGAACCTGTGACACTTGCGACTATGAGCGACATTCCTCCAGCCCCGACCGTGACCAGCATCCCGCCCCCAAGCGAAAGCCTCCGCATCACTGCGCCGGGCCTCGACCCCATCACGGCACTCCTGTATGACCTCAATCCCGGCGAGGGCCGCGTCATCCTCGAATGCTACGGCGAGGCTTTGGCGGCTTACTGGCACGCGATGGGGCCGCACAACATCCGTTCCTTCATCCGCATGGCTGATCCTGACTATCTCGCCGGGAAGATGATCCCGCCAGATACCACCAAGCGCCGAATCGCCTACCTGCGCCGCGTCGTGTCGGCGTTTCAAATGCCATCCGCTCCCTTCCATGACACCCCCCGAAAATCTCGCCCAATCCGCCATCATGGCCCTCGCGGCCGAGCGCGACGCCCTGGCGGCCAAGCTCGCCAAGATCACCCACAAAGCCCGCAAGGCCGGAAAAGCCCGCTGGAAGGGCACCACGAAGGCCGAACGATCCGAGGCAATGCGCAAAGCCGTCTTGGCCCGCTGGAGCAAAACCAGAAAGGAACAAGGCCATGACTGAACAACGACCAACGCCAATGACTGACCAAATGGAAGCGTCGCTTGCCAAATCAAGCAACGTGAGGCGTTATTACGCAGCCTTGGCTCAAATGCGACTGATGGAGGTTGAGCGCGACGAGGCGCGGGAAGAACTCAAAGCCATGCGCGAGGCGATCAAAAACGCAAATCACTTCGCCAGTATCATTCTGGCTGAAGCCGGGAAGCAATGGCGGGCGACTGAACCGCTCCCCGATGTGGCAAGTATTGAAGCAGTCGCACAACAGATCAAAGACGAACTCCAACCCTTCTTCAAGCCATGAACATCCAGACCAAATTCGACATCGGCGACGAAGTCCAGTTTCAGGAAGACGGCTTAACTCACACCGCTGTTGTCTGGGAGAATAAAATCCATATAACAAAAGCAGGAGCGCATGAATCCTACTACCTTGCGACAAACACCGGCAGAATGGTGACAAAATCAGCGAACCAATTATCAAAGCCATGAAACTCCTCCTTCTCCTCTGCCTGCTCCTGACAAGCTGCCAGACCGTCAAAGACCGCCTCGACCTCTGGTTTGTCGTGCCGAAATCACCGTTCTCGACCCCGCCACAAGCAGTCAAATAACCATAATGCCCAACGAACTCCAGGTTGACGTGATTCCGCCAAGTCCCTCAGACGAGGGCACCGAAACCGTTGACGAGTCCCTGGCGGCAGACGCGGACAAGCTCCTGTTTGCCGAAATGTCCACCCGAGACAAGGTTTGGGCACTCCATTACGTCCACGGCTGGCCCGCTCCAAAAATCGGCAGGGCGCTCGGAATGAGCCGTCAGGCCATTCATCGGCACCGCATGTCTATCGAGGACGAGCTGGAGCAATCGGAAAGTGGTCCGCAGGTAGCCAAACGGCGCTCGATCCTGCGCGAACGATTGGAGGCCCAATATTCACGAGCAATGGACGTGAAAGACAAAGAACGCTCGGTCGTTTTGGCGCTCAAAACCCTCGAAGTCATGGCGAAGCTCGACGGCCTGAACCTCGAAGCCAAAGACGATAGCCAGAAGCTCGTGCCCTACACGCCACCCGAAGACATCGCCGCCGATGTGCAAGCTGTGATCCTGCAACGGTGGCACCGCCCTGCGTTGAACGACTTAGCTCTGGCACAGCGGGGGCTGGGGCGGAGCGTTGACGAAGGAAAGGAATCCACGAGCCATGAGTGATGACCAAACCAAAGCCGCCCCTGCTGTTGTCCAGCAGCGTTTTGTTCTGCCTTGTGCCGCGTGTGGAGCTGGTCCGGCTCCTGAACCCGCTTCGCACTGCTGGTGGTGCGGTGAAGAACTCAAATCAAACGACGAATCAAATCCCGTCATCATCAAGCGGCCATTCATAAAGCTGCCTCCTCGCGGAATGATGGGAAAACTGTTGGCGGCTGCGTGCTCGCAATCATGGATACCAAAAGCCCTCCACCTTACAACTGACCGCGATCTCCCGCCAGGATTTGACCTTGTGGCGTTCCTCGAAAGTCCTGATGGCGTCCTCAACCAGTTGCGGGTTGTCCTTGTGGTTGCGTGGAAGCCTGACGCACCAGGGGTCATTCAAGAGAGTAGAGCGTCCTGTCGGCTGTCCGTCCTTTGGAACGAAGTCGAGATAGTAAATGGTATCCAACTCTCGTTCCCTCTCCATGCGAACATGCTGTCGTTCTTTGCGCAGTTGATATGGGCTTTTTCTCATTTCGGCGCGGATGCTGAGGGTTGGCAGAACGATTCAGATGAGCTAACCCGGAGGGGCGAAAAATGAGCACCGAATCCAAAAATAAAACAGCAACGCCCCGAGGGGTTAGCTCCAGCGCCATTGTTCGGTTTTGGTGCCGTGTTTTTGGGCACGATTGGTCAGTCTCAGATGCCGCTTCAACGCTTTCGGTAATCTCTACTGAGATGAGAGACTTCGAGTGCTGGTGTGATCGTTGTGGTATTCGCGGGCGAGCGGACTGGACCCGATTCGTTGGCGTCAAAAACTTCCGCGAGAGTAAACCGAACGCAAAAGTGGAGCCATGCGGCCGGGAGCCGCACTCCGATACATCTCCAACCTGAAAATCACATGAAAACTACTACTCAAAGCGGGGCCGCATTGGCTCCCACGTCTGGTTCACTTTCCCGGTCTGAGCGATGCTGGACCTGTGGAAAACCTCGCGGCCTATCCATGCAGCGCAAGAGCTGGGGGCTGGAATGTCCGACCGTGCTGATCCCACGCACCGGCGGCGACGACGACAAGCCCGCGCAAATGATCAACGATCTAATCGTCAACGCGGCCGTCTGGCGGAATGGTGGATGCGCCGAAGACACTCACCTCTGCGACGACTGCCTGCGGGTAGGTCTGCGCCACATCAAACTCAAGGTGGACGCCTGCCTGGAAGTGATCGAGGCCGACACCGCCAAGGACGCGGAACTCGCGGCGATCCATCAGAAGCTGGGGCGCACTCAGTGCGAATTGAATAACCTCCAGCACGATCACAACCGGATGCAAGAGCGCATGGGTGAACTCGTGAAGCTCGTGAAAAAGCACGGGATCGAAGGCGGGGAACTGCTGGAGAGTTGCCAATGGGAAGTCCGGCGCGGCCCCGTGGCTAGGGTAAAGTGAATAGCAAAGAGCTGACCGACCGAGCCTGAGCGAGGCTCGGTCCAGCGGACGTTCGGCTTGATTTTGCAGAATCTCACCCGTCAGGCTGGCGATGCCGCCCGACGCAACCACCGATCCGCGCACCGCCTACAATCTGGCGGCTATGTCGCCATCCGTGCATTTTGAGTCATGCGCGAAGATCAAAGACGCCCGCACGAAGGCCTTTTTCCGGCCTACCGCGAACGTGCTCCAGCGCCGCATTCAGGAGGCCTACGAGGTTCTGTCCGCCTACGGCTACCCGGCCATCCGCATTATTGTGACCAAAATCCGCCAGTGTGGAGGCACGACGGTATCGCAGCACATCGTTTACCACAAATGCAAGCGCGAGAACACCGACGCACTTGTGATCGCCGATACGGTGCCCCGTGCCCGGATGGTGCTCGAAAGGTTCCGCGAGTTTGACAGCCAAGACAAATTCCCGTGGCAGAACCCGCTCGTCGCGCAGGCCACGAACATGCAATGGCTCAACGGCTCGACGGCCACGATCACGAGCGCGGAGTCACGCAATCCCGGTATCGCGGCCCCACGTCAGGCTATTCTGTTCTCGGAGTCGTGCAAATACCCCCGTGGCGGCGTGGTCGATGACAAAGACATCGTGGCATCCGTCATGCCGTCCCTGAACGACGCCGGTCTTGCCATCGCGGAATCGACCCCCGAGGGCGCTTCGGGCTGGCACTACGACACATGGCAAGGGGCGCTCAACCTCGACGAGTTCATCAAGGCGCTCAAGGCTGGAGAGCACCGGCCCGGCAATGGTTGGTGCAAAGTCTTTGCCGCGTGGTTCGAGTTCGAGGAAAACGCCCATCCTGTGACCCCCAAGATGCGGGAGCAGATCGACCGCACGTTGACCAACCGCGAGCGCAACGGCATTGATAAATACGGCTGGACCCATGAGCAAATCTATTGGCGGCGCTCGACAATCCAAGGCGAGTGCGGCGGCCAAGAAGACCTCTTCGATGAGTATTATCCCGAGGACGAGGTTAGCTGCATCGAGGGCAGTGTTCGCATCCCGACGCAAAGAGGCTTGATTCCAATTGAAGAAGTGCGCGCAGGGGATGTTTCCAATGGGCAAATCGTGAAGGAAGCGGCCTTCCGAGGCGTCAAGCCGACCATCATCCTGACCACACATCAAGGTTTCCGTGTTACATGCACGCCGGACCATCGTTTGCAGCTTCAATCTGGTGATTGGGTTCAGGCGTCACAAACCCTTGGACGCCCCATTACGTTAGCGCCTCCCCAGTTTGCTTTGCAGAACTACACGGTGTCTTGGTCCGGTTTCGGTGGCGTGACCTGCAATCTGACCTTAAACGAGAAATGGGGATTGTGGCTTGGCCTCTTCATGGGTGATGGATCGTTTTACAAAAACCAGCTCTCCATCGTGTGTGACGGAAGGGACCGCGACACAGTAGCCAAAATCACACGACTGAGCCGTGGCCTATTTGGCCGTATCTGGACGCTGCGCAGGCCCAAAAACGCCAAAGCGATAGAGCTAAGATCATACAGCGCAGCCTACAAACAGCTATTCAGCGCCTTGGGACTGCTAAAGCCGTGCCATCACGGATTAAAGCGGCGCGTGCATGTGCCGGAATGTATCTGGCGCTCTCCGCGAGAGGTAGTGAGGCAATTCCTCATTGGCATTTTTGAAACGGACGGGTGGATTAGTGCAACTGGCAGGACAGCACAGCTATTCGCGAAAGACCCTGAGTTTTTGCGCGAGGTGCAACAATTGCTGCTAGGCTTTGGCATTCAATCATCCCTGACGAATAGAAGCGCGAAGGTGAAGGGTAAAGAATACCCAGGAGGCCAGCTTTACATCTACAATTCCCAAGTGGATGCTTTCATTGAAAACATCGGGTTTCTATCATCGCGGAAGCAAGAGCGATGCGCCAAAGGATACAAGAAAGCGGCCAAAACAGGCCGTAAACGGATCATCGACCAAGGATTTGATACCGTCGCCAACATCCAACCGGGCGAAGCCTTGAAGGTATATGATTTGGAGATGCAGGAAGAGCCAACGTTCGCCGCAGGCGGCATCAAGGTTCATAACTGCTTCCTGTCGTCCGGCCGCCCGCGCTTCAACATGGCGTCGGTTTTGAAGCTGGAGAAGCAAGCCCAGCTCGCCACAAAGGAAATCGGCACCCTCACCGAGCAAGACGGCTCCGGCGTCGTCCAATTCGTGCCCGACCCGCAAGGCATGGCGTCTTTCCATCTGTGGGAACGACCCCGCGTTGGCTGCCGCTACCTCGTTTGGTGTGATCCGGCGACCGGCGAGGACCAAACCGAAAGCAACGACCCTGACCGTCACTCCATCGGTGTCCTGCGTTGCGGGTACACGGACGACCGGGGCGCGGTGTTCCCGGATGCCGTCGTGGCCCGTGTGCGACCGCCTTTCACGGGTAACACGCTCCTGGCCGCCGACTTCATCACGCTTTTGTCGCGCTACTATGGCAACGCCATCGTGGTGCTCGAAATAAACATGGGCTTGCACATCCTCGAACGGCTCAAAGAAGAAGGCATACCGATCTACCAGCGGCAGGTCATTGACCCATACGAACGCGAAACCCAAAAGATGATGTATGGCTGGAAGCTCAAAGACCGCGACCAGCGACGGACGGTGGTGGATTGCCTCGCGCTCGCGATCCACGAGGAGTCAATCAAGCTCAACTGCCCTCACATCGCCAGCGAGTGCCGGACGTTCATCATCGACAAAAACGGCAAGGAAATAGCCCGCTCGGGCTGCAAGGACGACGACGTGATGGGCCTCGCGATGGCGCTGTTCTGCAAAGGCTCCGGGACGCTCTACCGAGAGCCGACTCGGCGTCGGCGACTGCCTGCGGATCATCGAAAATGGCGTTGACCGTGATATTAGGCTGTGGTATTTCTAAGGCCTTCACTCTTCATTCCTGCACTCGTGCAAGACTGAAATGAGCCCTGTTCCGGTGGGTTTCCCGGAGCAGGGCTTTTTCTTGCTCTTGACTCCCGAAAAACTCACCCGACCCCGGCAGCATGGCCTTCCAAGCTGCTGCCAATGCTACCCAACGAGTCGGGAACTACGCCCCCGGCTCTCTCGCTGCCCAACCGCGCCGTTTCGCTGGCGGTGTCCGAAAGCGTGGCGAGTCGCCTGACCAGATGGCAAACCGCATGGATGCCGGGTACATGGCATCAGCCATGCAGGGAGGCACTTCGGCCACACCTACCAGGGCTGACAACATCGCCAAAGCTCGCGCTGACGGCACTTTTGATGCCAAACGCAACGCCTTCAACGCCGCCAATTCCGGCTCGTTCATGGACGCGGCAGGCAATATCGGCCCCAAGGCGGAAATGCCTACTTCGCCCGCTTCTACGCCTCCTTCGCCTGCTCCGCCATTCGCCCCGGCTCCCAATCCAACCGCGACGGCCCCGGCCAAACCCAAAGGACCAGCGACCTTCGATGGCAAACCCAAGGCCGATTTCTTCGGGGCAGCCATGAACAAATACGGCCCGACCGCTGGCGTGTCGGCCTACAAGGATCAAGGCGTCATGGCTGTGGCTGCCAATGGCGGTAAGCCAATGCCAGCGCCTAAGCCTGCTCCGGCTGTAAAACCTGCGGGCATGGTTGCAGCCACGCAAGCACCAGCCGCAAAGCCGTATTCCGGCCCGATGGCTCGGCCACCCGGTCAGGTCGATGCAAAACCCGGCACCTCAAAAGCAACTCCAGCATCCAAACCTGCCGGGATCGTTGCGGCGGCATCCACAAAAGCGCCAGCCAACGGTTTTAGCCCTGAGTTGCATCGCCGGTTTGATCCTACGACGACCTCCATCAAGCCATCCGCCGTAGCGCAAACTCAGCCCAACGACACACCCTCCAGCAAGCCAGCCTCGCCACGCCTTGATGCAGCTCAAGCGCAAGCGGTCAAAAACCCGCAAGGGCTATCTGCCCGCCTGAATCCACCCGGCGCAAAGCCGGTTCCGTTGTCAGAAGACCCCATTGCCAAGCCTTTGATCGCTGGAGGTAAAGCAATAGCGCGAGGATTTAGTGCCGCTGCGAATGCAGTTGGCAGCACCATTAGCCAACAAGCCGCCAAAAACCCAACCGGACTTACCGCCAAGCTATCCAATCTCTTTTCGCCCAAAAAGAAACCGGCTGGCTTCATGGCTGCCGCCACACCATGACCAACCTGACGTTCCAATGCTCCGAAAGCGCCCAAGGGTTCGCCAAGCTCGCCCGGCAAGCTGCCGCGACGTGGAACGACGCCTTGGCCTACTTGGTGCAGTTGGATGAAGCCCCTTCCTCATCGACGATCCCGGCCAATATCCGCATCGTGCTGGCCTATGGGGTGCAGAACGCCGCGCATCCAACTCGTGTCGCAGAATGCCGACACCTTGGAGCGGACCAATGGCTGATCGCGCTGGAGAAAGAAGTAAAATGGGGCATCTCCGCGTGGGACCGCTTTTGGGGCCGTGGGGAAAATGCGCTGGCGGCCCTCGTGCATGAGATGGGGCACGTCTTCACGCTGCCTCATGCCAGCAATCCCTTGTATGTCATGCACCCGGAAATTGGCGGGAACGGCAAATTGCCGCGCTCCGAGAAGGAGCACTACCGCGCCAAGTTTATCAGCATCCTCGACGACGAATAACCATGCCTGCCGCCCCTGCACAGCCTGCCGCCCTGACCTTGCCCGACATCATGCGGGCACAGGCCACGATGGCGAACAAGAAGGTCAAGACTCCGCTCGAAGACCTTCTTACTTCGCCGCGTAAGGCCGGGGAAGACAACCCACTGGCGGCGCAGCTTGTGCGATGGGCCAAAGCACAACGGGAATCCTACCTGCTCCAGCTTCAAGACTGGAGGCTCAACCGCATCAACTACCTCCAGGAGATGCAGGACAACTTCTCGCATCGCAAGATCGAGCACGGCCCGGAGTGGAACCTGAAAAAGCACATCGAGCAGGTCTTCCAAGTCTCCAACGACTCCATGAATGTCGTGGGAGCCATCTGCGAGTTCGCGGCTGCATCCGCTGAAAACGACCTCTTTGGAGCCGAGCCGTGGTTTGCGACGGCACCGATTGGCCGCAGTGATCCCAAGTTGGCCGACCAAGTGCAAAAGCACCTGCGTTGGTCATTCCGCGACGGGAAGCTCGTCCAGAACTACTGCCGCATCATCGACCACGCGGCCGCCCTCGGTGAATGCTTCGTGAAGGCGTCCTACCACGTCGAGGTGGATGAGCACGACGAAGCCGCGATGGCCCTACATGCTGGCGGCAAGCCCGTCGTGGATCAATCCGGCAAATATATCGACACGATGGAGGCCGCGACTGCCTTTGCGGCCACACCCGAAGGCAAAAAGCGCCTGCGAGGCAAGAATCTTGAATGGAAACAGGCCTTCCGCAAGGTTCAGACCGTCATCAGCCAAGGTATCGACCAGACGATCATCCATCCGAACGACATCGCGTTTCGGGAAGCAGCGCCGGAACTCGATTTGCGGTTCACGAACGTCTATGTTCGCGTCGAAATGTCCGTCATGGACGCGATGCGGCGCTTCAACCTGTCCAAGGAGGATGCGTTGCGGCTCGCCAAGCTCGCGACCCTCCAGGCAGACGCTGAAATCAAGCTCAAGGAAGAAACCTCCGACGCCCCCAGGACCGAGACGACCGCCACGACGCTGGCAATACAGGAAGAACTTGGAGCCGACGAGGCGGAAAGGCTCCTCAACTCCCGAATCGAACTCATCGAGGGATTCATCAAGGCCGATCCGGTCGGCGATGGCAAAACGCGTCGCTGCTACATCGTCTTTGTGGCCGCCGCAGAAGATTGGCTCGTTCATGCCGACTACCTCGCGAACGTGTCGCCCAAGGCGGAACTGCCCGTGAAGGTCCATGTTTGGGAACGCGTCCCTCACAAACTCTATGGCCGTGGTTTCTTCGGCAAATATGCGACCATTCAGGGCTTTCTCGACAAGACATGGAATGCCGTCAAGACCCGTAACGACTACCATTCCAACCCGATTCTTGGCTGGCATCGTGACTACCTGAAACGCGACGACAACGAGGAGGACTTGAAGCTCGTGCCCGGCGAGGCTGTCGAACTGGAGGATAACAAGACGTTGGCGCAGGCCGTCGAAGCCTTTGCGCTCCCGGACCTCGACAACCGCTCGATGGAGCTTTTCAGCACTGCCATCCAGCTTCTCCAGCTTCGTTCCGGCATATCTTCGGCCAGCCAAGGCGATGTGGCGGGCGTCCCCGAAGCCAACACGGCAACGGGCGTGCGCCAGCTTATGAGCAGAGCGGCCGTGATCCTCAAGAAGCCGGTCAACAACCTGCGCCGCTCCATCACGGTTGAGTTCTCGTTCGAGACAAAGCTCATCTACGCCAATTTTGACCGCGAAGAGGCCTTTGTGTTCGGCGAAGGCGAGAACGCCGAGCTTGTGCAAGTCACGCCCGAGCAAGTCCAAAACCTCGACCTCGACGTGAAGCTGCTCCTTACCCAGCAAGGCAACGCCATGAAGCTCGAAGGTGCGCAGGCCGCAACGGGCATGCTCCAACAGTGGATCGCCATCCCGGAAGCCGAAAAGCCAGCGGCCCGACCTCTCTTCATTCAGGCCATCAAGGCGCTGGAGTTTGACGCCGCCGAGGAAATCATTCGCCAGCCAAATGCCAAAATTGAAGATTGCATTTTGATTTTGCCACCCGAGCAGCAGGCCAGATTGCAGCAGTTGCTCGCCCTTGAGCAGCAAGCCGCCAGTCCCACGACATCACCCCAAACACCCGCACCCTGATACCATGAAAAAGCACATCCTGCTATCCCTCCTGCTCGCAGTTGCGGGCATCGCCTTCGCCGCTGACTCCATCGACGTGATGGTTCGCAAAATCACCGGCTCCAACACGCCGCCGACCTCGACCGGCTCGAACCTGACGGCCTTCGCGCTCCAGGACAAGAGCAACAACGTCGTCCTGAATGCCTATCACGGCAGTCTTCAAATCGAAGGCAGCACCTTCAACGACCATCAAACGACGCTCGCCTTTACCGAGCCAACCGCCGACCGCACCATCACGTTTCAGAATGCCACCGGCACCGTGGCGTTTGAAACTTTTGAAAACGTCACGGCTACGAACGTCATCACAGCAGCCGAGAACGGCAAAGTGTTCCTCTTGAACTCCACCACCGAGTTCGTGAGCACGTTACCGGCCCCTGCTATCGGACTGCATTACACCTTCATCGTCACGGCTGCGCCCTCGGGAGCATCCTATACGGTCGTGACAACCAGTTCCGCCAATGTCGTCAAAGGTATGCAGATTTGCGCCGCCGATGCAGCCGGAGACACTGGCACGGCAGACGACACTATCACGTTTGCAGACGGCCAAGCCGTCGCGGGCGACATGGTGGAGGTTTGGAGTGATGGAACCTCATGGTTTGCCATCGCCAAAAGCCGAGTGGCCGCCGGTATAACCTTCACGCAGGCCAGTTAATCCCCTCACCGCTCCAAAGCCATGCCTGCTACCGCCACGCTCACAAACAACACCAGCACGGCCGCCTTCCAGCTTCCGGCTGGCACCAAAGGCTTCATTGTCTGGAACATGGCGGCGGCAGTTCTGCGCCTCCGCATGGGCTTCAAGGCTGCGGCGTCCGGCGCACAAGAGGGAATCCCGATCCCGGCCGGTAGCAGCACTGATCCGAAGTATTTCATCCACTACTTTGACGCCCCGTTGGAAGCGCCGCTGAACATCATGGTGTTCCAGAACAGCGGCGGCGACATCACGTCAGGCGTTGGCTACGACACCCTCAACCTGTGACCAATAATGCGCGGCTCGACTCAAATCATCACGGGCGGAAGCGCCACTTTTGCCACCCTTGGCGGCGCTCCGGGCGATAACGCTGCGCTGGCGGCGGCACTGGCGGCCAAGCTCGACAAGGCGGGCGGCACCATGACGGGGGCGCTGACACTTGCAGCAGGCACTAATGCAGCGCCATCAGTCAATTTTGGCGACGCGGGCACGGGGCTTTACAAGTATGCGACCAATAACATCGGCGTGACATGCAACGGCACGATGCGGTGGTTTTGGAATCAAGACGGATCGCTCTACAATAACGGAGTGCCGTTGATAATGAGTTCCAGCTACGCGGTGATGCCATCGCTTTATCTTCGCACAAACGGGTTGTGCTTGTTGATGGGTGCCAGTGACGATGTGCGAATCGAGCGTGCCGCCGCCGCTACTTTGCAGTTAGGCAGCAATCACGCCACCACGCCAACGGCTCAAACCATAAAAGCGCACAACGTCACAACCGGCACAGGCGCGTCTTTGATTTTGTGTGGCGGGACCGGAAGTGTCGTAGGTGGGTCGGTTAAACTCGCCGCGCCATCCACAACAGGAGCAGGGGTGGTAGCCGTTGAGGTTGGGGCTGGAGGATTGTTGGGCTTTTTTGGCGCAGGCCCGCAAACACAACCGGCGACGGGTGGATCTTCTGCTGCTTTCGTTGAAAATACCGGCACAGCCCTTAATGAAAACTCCACATTCGATAACTACACCATCGCTCAAGTTGTGACCGCGCTAAGAAACCTTGGACTTCTCGCATAATTTATGAACCTCACCCTTCCATCGCTCGACATCGAGCAGCAGCAGGCTCTCACCGATCTCGTTGATGCTCACAACGCATCCGCAGACACAACTCTGACAAACGACGAGTTTCTTGTCGGTGTCTTGATGGGCGTCATCAACGACAAGAAGCGTCAAAACATCATTGCCAAGGGCGAGCAGATTATCGCTGCGGCGCAATCGTTGCCGGATGAAAAGCGCCTTCAATTCACCGCTGCTGTCGAGGCAGCCTACGCAACCGCATCAGCATGAACCCCGCCCAACAGCGCCAGACCGTCATGGAATATTGCGTTGCTCTCGCGGCTGCCGCGCAAACGGGCAATCAATTCGTAGTCAACGCCACGCAAACCGCCATTGAGGTGGGGCTGCTCCGGCTCATCCCTGACAAGCCCACGCTGGAAAGCGTGCTGTCGCAGCAATCCAAACCATGATCCACCATGAGCGACGACACCCTGACGACACTCATTACCGAAGCCATCAGCCGCAACCTGACGCCGGTTTTGCGCGGCCTCTGGTGGGTTTTTGGCTGTGTCCTGACCGGCACCGTGTTTGTCGTCGGGATGGTTTATGATGTTCGGCAAGGTATTCGTGACGCTTCGAAGGACGCCACCGAAGCCAAAGCATCCAGCGCCGACAACCGCGAAGCAATCCACCGCCACGAAACGCGCATCGCGATTCTGGAATCCCGCCGAGAAACCAAATAACGCCACACACCACGCCCATGAACACCCTGCTCCTCAAACTCGTCGCCACCAACGCCGGTTGGCTGGCCCGCAACATCCTCAAGCTCTCGATTCTCATTTCCACGGCGACCGCCGCGTTTCTCGTGGGCAAAGGAGTCGAATCAAGCCTGAGCACCGCCATTGCAGCCGGGGCCGGTGCTGCATTCCTCTGGATCGTCGAGACAACTCTCAGCTTCATCGCCCGCAAGCACGCCGTACAGGAAAGCATCACGCCTGTCCTCGACGCGATCCGTCGCGGCGCTCAAGTGCTGATTGCAGCCTTGGCGCTCTTGTCCCTATCCTCGTGCGTCAACGGCCAATTCCTTGGCATGACGGGTCAGCAATGGGGCAACATCGCGCTCGAAACCGGCAAAACCATCGGCAAGCAGGTTCCTTCCGCTGCCATGCAGGCCTACGCGACAGAGCGGATGAAGCCAAGTAGCAAGCAGCCGCTTCCGTCCGTCAATCCTGCTGCCGCGTCGAATCAGTCACCGCTGCTGCTTCCGCCCGCCGCACCTGAACCCAAAAACGAAAGCTGGTTCTCCGGTTTTCGCCTCTTCTGATCTACCATCATGGCCGAGCTTTACGTCACTCTCGTTTCTGGTCGAACCGTTCACGTCTGCTCCGATTGGGACGGCGCGGCCCCAACACGCATTGGCACCGTCGATGCAACGGGCGCTCCTGACGACGGCGAAGGCATCGAGGCAGGGGAGTATTTCCGCGACATCTACCGCACGACGGTGAGCGCGAGCGTGGCTCCATCCTCTGCGGCCTATCCACCCGCCTTCAATGGCACTCTCCATACGCTGAACGGCGCTTTAGTGCCGACCTCGGTTGAATTGGAGCAGTATGGTCAAAGCACTGGCAATATTGATAAATTTGGCATGAATGTGACAGGCGTCACGCCATCTGGCTCCGACGACCATCTCCACGAGAAGCCTCGCGGCTGGCAGAAGGTCAGCACTTGGCTGGTTTTCACTGGCACGGCTGGCACCTACCAATGGCGGTCCGCCAGCGTGGAAGGCTGGAGCAGCAAAGCGCCTATCGACTGATCCCGCATACCACTTTCTAATATGTCGGCCAACAACCTCGATTTTTGGGACACTCCCAACCCGACTGAACGCGGCTTCGTCATCACGGCCAAAGAGGACAATCTCGCGGACACGATCCCCGATTTCCTGAACAGTGTCGTGCTGTGGAGCGGCTGCCCTGCGTGGGTAAAGTGTGCCTTTGAGGTCCGGGGCGATTTCCAATCCTACCGGCTCGTCCATGCCCAAAAGGCCGGATACCAACAGCGCAGCTTCTACTTTGCACGAGTCCGCACCGATACCGAGCGAGCACAGCACTTCGCAGAAAGCTGGGTGAAACGCCCGTTTGGGTGGCCGACTGTGCTCCTCAAGTTGTGGGCAGAAGAGGGCCGAATTCCGCTGTCTGCCGTCGATAGCAATGGCAACATCATCAGCGAGCCGTCCAAGCTCGTGCGCTCTCGCTACAAACCGGGCGGCATGTACCCGACATGGTTCCGCATCCGTCACTACCTGTCCGAGAAACCTTTTCCGCGCTCGCAGTCGCAGCGCATTCCCATCACAGACGCGATCCATTGGGAGTTCGACGGGATGCGCGGCGGCTTCCCCGAATGCCTTCACCCTGGCGTCACGATTCCAAACGATTCCACGACCGGCGCGGTCGTGTTCGGCTTTGGCACGCCCTCGGTGCCCATTGGTGGCGACATCGTGCAGCAGAGCTATCCTCCGACCAACTTCACGGACTGGCCTGAACGCTACACACTGGAAGATGATCGCAGGCAGGTCATGGGAATGCTCATGGAGCACCGCGTCAAAGTCGAGGTTTTTGCACCCTACGATTACCGGCCCCCCAACGTCGCGACCGCATGAACGAGCCACCTGCCAGCCTTCGAGGTAACGCATGGTCCGACCGGCCCCACCTCGTCGGAAGCTCGGGCTTGCAGTTCATGCAGGGCATCGCGCAAAACAACCTCATCATCCAGCAGCCGCAACGTCCGTATTTTGAGAGCACGCAGCACACTGCGCCGAGGCAGCAGGTCATGGTGCCTCCCGTCATGGGGGCGGCAGGAGGGTTACTTGGGCAATTATGGCAAGACGCCATCCATGAGCAGTTGGTCCGCGAGGGTCTTATTCCGTCGCCGTCTGCCTCAAGCTCGGCGTCTGCATCAGCCAGCGCATCGGCTTCCCTTTCGCCGTCCGTTTCGGCATCGCCGTCCGTTTCGGCATCGCCAAGCATCAGCCCGTCGCCTTCCATATCGCCATCCGTCAGCCCAAGCGTAAGCTACTCCGTTTCGCCATCTATGGGCGTTTCAGTATCGCCATCTGTCTCTACATCGCCGTCGATTTCGTCGTCTATCTCCAGTTCTGTGTCCACGTCGCCATCAATTGTGCCGTCCATTTCTAGTTCTCCTAGCCCGTGAAATTCTTGATCGTCAACAGCAAGGAGCAGTATGCCGGGAAACTGCAAATCATGCGCGAAACGTGCAATGCGGCCGGTGTGCAAGTTGATCTTTGGGACAATGAAAACGTGACCAGCATCGTCGATCATGCCTTGCAGGAGCGGTACTCTGCCATCATCCATCGCAATGAGCATGGACGATTGTTCGCCGATGGCTCAATCGAATGGGTGCAACAGGCCGTCGCCAAAGACTTGCCTGTTCTGTCAATGGATTTTGGTTACTTCAATCACTACAAGACCTTCATGTTCGACTATTACAGGCGGCATGATTTGAGTTCCGGCATTCACGATGAATGGGCATCCATACCTGACGTGGTGAACTGGCAAAAGGCTCCCAAGTATGTGAGAAAGTTTCGTGGAGAAGTCTTTGAGCACATCGCCCGAGCTGATGGCTGCCGCTACGCCGGGAAAGTGGGCGTCTGGATGCAATGGAACGCCAAACTGATCCGGCCTGAATTGGGCCGCATGCAGCAATGGGAGTGGATCAATCGCGTTTGCGACAAGATCGCCTCACTTGGCCTCGAACCAGTGGTCAAAATGGGCATCGTCGATCACTCGGAGATTTACCGGCAAACGATTCCCAAGGTGGAGCCGTGGATTCGCCTTGTGTGCGACAAGCCGAAAGTGGCAGGCTCCAACGAACGGGCGTTTTACGATCCAAACGCCAACTGGAACATGCTGGCAGGGTGTTCTTACCATGTGCTAATGTGCTCCTCGGTGTCGCATTTGATGGTCCTGACGGACAAGCCCGCTATCGCGACCGGCCAATCATGGTTCAATGCTCTCGATGTCTTCCAAGAACCTGTTGAATGGCATACGCCTTTGATTCGGCCCACCGTAAACACCAAAGCTCGCGCCAAGTGGGTGAATTGGTGGCTGTCGAGGCAATGCCCCTTCAAAGACAGCCCTCAACGGCTGGTCGAAGTTTACCAACTCGCTGCCAAACACTTCGGACTATGATAACCGCCCAAGACCTTCTCGCCCGCGTAATGAATGCGCCTCTGGCCTGCTACTCCAAGCAGGAACTATGGCACCGCTACCTTGCCGACATTGGCCCAGGTGACGAGTGCTTGGAATTTGGCGTCGCCAGCGGTCGCTTTTTTACCTGCATGGCGGAGATGAGGCCCCGAACCGATTTTTGGGGATTCGATTCCTTTGAAGGACTGCCGGAGGCATGGGGCCGCTGCGAAAAAGGCCGGTTTCGTGTCGATGTGAAGCGGCTCAAGTTTCCGCCAAACGTGCGCCTGCAAATCGGCCTGTTTGCCGACACGCTACCCGGCTTCATGTCGTCACAACCGTTGAACCGGCTGCGAGGGCTTCACATTGATTGCGATCTTGGAAGCAGCACGCGCACGATTTTTGATGCCTTAGGGGAACACATCATGGCAAAGAAGCCGCTCTTGCTGTTCGATGAGTTCTACAACTACCGTGGCTACGAGGAGCACGAGTTTGGAGCCTTTCTCGAATGGGTGAACAAAACCGAGACGAGCTTCGAGGTCATCGGGCGCGACGTTCTTCACAAACAGGTGCTCATTGCCATCCGGTGACTACTTTTTGACGCGGAAGTAACGTGTCTCCTTGATGTCGGGACGGTCAACGGTGGCTAAGCCATCTTGAATCGAGACTTTCCAAGTGCTGTCATTCACGGCATAGCGGATCGTCAGCGTATTGGGTTCCTTGCCGGGCTTCCATTTGCCAGTGCGCTTCTCTGAACCTTCCCCCATGACAAAACTGCCATCAGGGTTCAGGAAAACCGCCGCTTCTGCCGGGCTGGTAGGCGTGCGGTGATAGGTCCATTCAACCGGCACATTCATTGCCCCAGCATTGGAGATACGCCCCGCCTCGACTTCGGCCCGGACGGTCTTCACCGCGTCCACGACTTCGAGCTTTTTGCCATCGGCAGCGGCCAGCACGGCATCGAGCTTCCGAATCGTAGCCTGCTGGATGGGATCGAGGGCGCGAAGGCGTGCAGCGTCGTAGAGTGTGAAGAGATTGGCGGCCTTGGCGTGCGGCTTTGCGACCGGCTCGCCGTCCTGCTTGGCTTTGAGCTGGGCTTTGACCTCATCGGCTCCGGCGGTGTCGCCAGCCTTCACAAGATCGGCGATGATTGGCACCGTGGCGCGTTCGAGCGTGGCGTTGACCTTTTCGAGGGCAGTAGTGGCGCGGGCACGGTAATCCGCAGCGATGGCGGCCGGTGTTTCGGCTGCCTGGGTGGAGACGAGGGCCGTGAGAACGGCCACGATGAGGGCGACGTGTGTTTTCATAGGACGTGGTTCCACATGGAACGCCATCCGGGCCAGATTTCAAGCCCGATACCACGAACTACCAGCGCAGTTTGCCCTTGACTCTTCAAAACATCACCCGACCCCAGCGACACTGACCCAAACCACAACCACACCACGCACCCGTTATGCCTGACGACGCTACCTCCGCCTCCGCACCCGCCGCTCCTGTCGATGCTCCCGCCCCAACTTCGGCCCCCACGCCATCCAACGAGGGCAATCCCTCGCCTCCCTCTGAGGCAGACGTGACGGCCGCCATCGAGAGCCTGGGCGAACTGAGTTCCGCGCAGCTTGCCGCCATTGAGAACGGCGACTTTTCCGGCCTTGCACCAGATGCGCCCAAACCCGAGGGCGACAAAAAGCCGGAGCCAAAACCCGAGGGCGGCGACAAAGCTCCCGAGGGCGGCGACAAAGCCAAAGACCCGGCCAACATCCACCGGATCGGGCTTGGCGGTTTGCCTCCCGAGGCTCGCGCCAAACTGGTGCAGTTCACGACGCTGGTCAAAAGCGGCATGAGCGAAGCCGAGGCCTCCGCGCAAGTCTATGGCACACAGGCAGCCAAAACGCCCGATACTCCCAAGGAAGGTGAAAAGCCCGGCAGCAAAGAACCGGAAGCGCCGCAGGCTCCCGAAGTGCCGGAGTCCGTCAAAGCCATTGAGGATGCCATCACGGCCAAACGCGCCGAGATTCAACGGGTCAAAAAAGAGTATGGCGACACCACGGACCTGATGGAGCAACTGGCCGACCTCAAGATTGACCTCCGGGAAGCCAAACGCGAAGCCGAACGCGCTTCCGCCACGCAGGCAACCTTCCAAGCCCAGGTGAAGCAATCGCTCGATAAAGTCATGGACGAGCACGCCGACCTCTGGACCGACGTTCAGCCCGGTCAGACCAAATCGGCGTTTGAAACCTACTGCGACGACGAATTTTTGCTTGCAAGCGCCAAAAGTGATCCAGTCTTGCAGCGCCCCGACTGGCCCGAGCATATCGCCAAGAGGGTTGTGGACAAGTTCTTCAAAGGCCGCGGCGCGAATAGCGCGGGCCGAGATGACGACGATCCGACGATTCCGCCCCTGCCGAAACAATCGGTCAGGCTTCCGGGGTCACTCACGGGCACCACTGATGCGCCCGGCGTTCTCACGCCAGGAAACATCGAGGCCCAATTCGACACTCTCACCGAGGAACAGCAGCTTGAAGTGCTGAAACGCGCAGGCGGCTAAAGGACCGAGGCGGAGTGACACAAACCCAATCCTCACCCCTCCAATTCCATGCCAACGTATAACGGCGAGTCCATCGTCAATCTCCTCTCCACGGCGGTCGCGGCTGACGCGAACGTCAAAGCCAAACTTTGGGACAAGCAGCTTCAACGCGGCGCTGAAAGCGTCGATGACTTTGCCCCCTTTGAAGGCCCGGAAGGCTCCAAGAAGCCTTTCATCGTCAAGCGCGACCTGAATGCCAATTCGGGCGACGAAATCAAGATGACGGTCATGTCCACTCCTCGCGGCTCCGGCGTGCGCGGTGAAGAAGCCCTGACGGGCAAAGAATCCAAGGTCAGCTTCCAGACTTTCGGCTGTATCGTGGACTTCTGGCGCGACGGTATCGTCTTCACCGAGAAGGAACTCAAATTCCTCGCGGCTGGTGGCGGCGTCAAAGCGGCGGCCCTCCAGATGCTCAAGAAGAAGCTCGGCCTCCGTCGCATGAACGACATGAAGCTGGCGCTCAAGCTGCGCGGTTCGGGCAACACCATTTTCCCGAACGGCAAGAAGACGCTCGCGAGCCTCAAGGCCATCGACACGATGTCCCCAAGCCTCATCAGCACCGCGAAGCCGATCTGGCAGCGTCTCGGCGGTCGCCCCATCGAAATCGAATACAGCAAGAACGGCTCTCCGGTTTACCGCCCGCTCTGCTACATTCCTGATTCCGCCATGACGGGCATCCGCAACTCGTCCAGTTACAATCAGGCCATCGAGCAGGCCGGAACTCGCGGCGACACCAACCCGCGCTTCTCTGGCAAGCTCCAGGACTGGCAGGGCGTCATGCTCCACGAGCACATCAGCGTGGACCCGGAAAACAACGTCTATGCCGACCCGCTCGCGCCGCGTGCCGAGCTTGGCACCGGCTTTGGCGTCGATTCCGCCCTTGGCTCCGCGAAGCTCATCCAGATGGCGAGCGACACCAACACTCGCTTCTTCGAGTTCTTCGCCGGTTACGCGAAGGAATGGTATGAAGGTCAGGCCAGCTTCGCCGCTGAATCGGCCTTCTACGCCGCCATCGACGCGACGGTCGGCTATGCGTGGATCATCAATACCGATGGTTCTCTCGGCTTCGTCCGCTGGACCGGCAACGACAACAACGGCAACCAGATTCAGCTCGACCAGATTCTTTCGCCCGATGGCGCAGGAACCTCGACCATCGGTTCCACGACCGTGGGCAACATCGACTGCACGGGCGACACCTGGGACAGCACCGCAGGCCTCGGCGGCGTCGGCTCTGGCAACACCAGCGCCGATTACAACTACACCGATACCTTCACGGCGGGTGCCTACATCATCCCCGCGAACGCCAACGGTGTCCCGGACATGAGTTCGCTCATGCTCGGCGTTGGTTCCGCTGTCCGCGCCTACGTCGGCTCCGACAAGATGATCGAGAAGAAGGATGATTGGGGCTTTGTGACTGGCGGTGGTTATCAGACCATCTTCGGCCAAGCGCCTTGTATCCGCACGGATGGCAAGACCAACGGCTACGCGCTCATCCGCCACGGCGGCCAGCACGAAGGCCTCGAAGTCCCGGCCCTCTGATACCAGTAAACAGCAGTTCCTACCAGCCCGCCCGGCTCATCACCGGGCGGGCCTTCCCCAACACCACACACCATGCAGCCCAGCAAACCACAACCCTTCCGCCTTCCGCAGCGTTTTGATACCCCGACGCTTGCCAAACTCGCCATTCCGGGGGAGCCGACCGTCATTGTCCGCGCCGTTGGCGTGGGATCGACGGCCCCTTTCGAGTATTCCGACCGCAACGGCCGTCAGGCCATCTTCCGCTATGAGCGAGCCTACGATGCACACGTCCTGAAAGTGCCTGCATCGGTATGGAGCCACAACAACGGCTTCATGGCGCATGAACTCATGGATCAACGGCGCTTGCCGCATCCGCTCGTCGTCACGGTCGAGGTTCCTGCCGCTGAGGCCACATCGCCAATCAAGGGACTGATCGACGCCATGAAGGCCGATCCTGAATATGCCTGGGGATGGCATTGCAACCTCGCGATGGCAATGCACGACTCTGGCGCGGGGCCGCATCAGGCCTGCAACCGAGGCGCGGCGCTGTTCCTGAGCCTCCTTAGTGATGGCGCGGTCGATACGACCCAGCATCCGGCCTACGAGAACACGCAGGCCACTATTGGCACCAATACCAACCTTTCAAGCCAGGGAGACTTGGAGTCCAGCGATCCTCATAAGGTCGCCTCCGGTGGTTCGATTCCACCCCCTGACACCACTTCCGCCCCGAGCGTCGCGGACGCTTTGGGCATCGAGCCGATGAAGGCCGACGAATCCCCCGAAATGGACGCGCCGGGAAACAGCAAAGAAGCCTCTGACGTGGTTGTTGGGCAGGTTTCCGAGCAGCCCGGCGCGTCCGCCACTTTCACGGGCGAGCAAACGTCGCCTTTTAGCCCTGACGGCAGCGGAACCGACATGCCGACCATCAAGCCGCTCTATTCCTGCGCATGGGACAAGCTCGAAAGCCCGATGCGCCTCAAGGAACTGGCCGCCGTGCTCGAAACGGAGCCGGAAACGCTCAAGGCCTCCATCCAAGAACCTCTTTCGGCGGTTGAACTCGGTCATGCTGGCTGGGTGAAACGTCGCGAACCCCAAGCCTAACACCACCATGACCAAACTCGAAGCCGTCGCCATCGCCAAATCGTTCCGCCAACGTCTTGACGCCCTCCTCCAAGAAATGAAGGACCACAAACGTGTGCTGATCGACACTCGCGCCCATGAAGGCCGCCCCATGTCTCAGCAAATGAGCATCAAGCCGCATGGCGAGTTGTTCCAAGACGCCAGTGAGGCCATTGCCCAGCATACGCTTTCCATCCGCGACCTCGAAAGCGCCATCATGCGTCAGGGCATGGCCCTGAAATACATCGGAAACCCGGACCCCTATCCGCAAAGCAAAAATCCCGATTCTCCCGTGGTCGAACCCACGGCTGACGGACTCAAGTTGTAACACCACCCGCCCACAACCATGCTCCATCGACTCGAAAACGTCCCGTTTGCTCCCTTCCACAATGCCAAAACGGCTTTGCCTGCCAAGGCCCGCGTGCTCGTGGAAGTCACGGCTGCCGCCGAAGTCAAGACCGCTGGCGGCCTTTTTCTCCCGCAAGATGCCATTCGTAACGACGCCAAGGAGGCCATCATTGTTGCCTTCGATGACGAACACGTTTCCGGCATCGAACTCGGCCAAAAGGTCGTCGTGATGAAATTCCGCTCCCAAGCTCTGCACCACGAGGGCCGCGAGTTCCGCATCGTGGACGCCGACGAAGACCTTCTCGGCACCGTCGATCCGGGGGCCAGCGCCAGCGCAACCTTCCGCATTGCATGAACGAACTCCCATCCATCATTGCCGTGGATTTTGACGGCACATGCGTGACGCACGAATACCCGAAGATCGGACGCGAGATCGGCGCACCCGGCGTGCTGCACGAACTCGTGCAACGCGGCTGCAAGATCATTCTGTGGACCATGCGCAGCGATGACCGCCAAGACGGCTCCACACCCTTGACCGACGCCGTGAAATGGTTTGAAGGCCACGGCATCCCTCTTTTCGGCATCCAGCGCAACCCGGAGCAGGACACTTGGACGACCAGTCCAAAGGCTTATGCGAAGCTCTATATTGATGACGCCGCTCTTGGTGCCCCGCTTTGCCCCGGCCTCAAAGGTGAACGCCCCTTCATCGACTGGAACGCTGTGCGCCGCGTGCTCCTTCCTGACACCTTGGAATCATGAACTTCCTCCTGACAGCGCCCAACCTCACCGTGCCGGAGTTTTTCGGCTTTCTGGCCTTTGCGGTCGCGGTGGGAGTCTTTGGGTGCTGTTTCTTTGCTGACCCCAAACCGCCGCGCAATCCATGAAGATCAATGACCAGCATCTTATCGAAGGCATCAAACGAGACATGCTTCCGGGCGGTTCCGAGATGCCGATCCGGCGTTTTTTGGTCATTCACTTCACGTCGGGCGCTTCCGGTCAAAGCTCGATCAACTTTTGGAAAACACCAGAAGCCAAAGGAGCATCAGCGCATTTGGTGATTGAGCGCGACGGAACCGTGATCCAGTGCCGCCCGTTCAATCGCACTTGCGGGCATGCTGGCGGACGTGGCAAATCGCGCTGGAAGGGCTTTGACGGCCTCAACTCGTGCTCCATCGGTATCGAACTCGCAAACGCGGGCGATGATTCACGACTTGGCCGCAAGTGGTCCAAGTTGCCACCCGTGAAGGCTCGCCACAAAAACGAGACAACTACGAAGGAATGGGAAGCTTACCCCGAGGAGCAGGTTCAAGCCTGCATTGCGGTCGCGAAGCTATTGGTTGCTCGATACAAGCTCGACGACGTGATTGGTCACGAAGACATTGCGCCCAATCGCAAAAATGATCCCGGCCCGGCTTTCCCGATGGGCCGTCTTCGGCAGGCATGCGGGTTTCCCGAAGCCATCACACCGTAACCGCCATGACCTACCGCCAAGCCTCCGATGCCATGCGGCGCTTTCTGCGCACCGAGCAGCGCGTCACGCCCCACACCGACACGGCGTATGATGACCCGCTCCCGGATGTCATTTGGGCAATGAACGCAGCCTTGCAGCAAATCAGCGTCTTGGGGCCATTCGAGGCTGCAAAACAAGGCCGGGCGGCGTATTTCCGCGCCCCCGAAACGCTGGCCGTCTCGGCTCTCACGCGAGGCGGCACAACCTGCACCATCACGGGCGCACAGTCCTACATGGCCGGGTGCCAAATTGCTCTGCCGGGCGATCCTAACCGTAACCGCATCATCAAGCTCTCGGGAACGACCGCCACGCTCCAGTTCCCGCACATCTCCGACTCGACGAGCGGCGATGCCGTGATCTATTACGACGCGGCGGAGCTTCCGACCGACATCATCACCGTGCATGAGCCGGTGAAGAAGCGCGGCGACGGCACCCAACTGGAGGCCGTGTTGAGCCGCCAGAAGTTCGAGGAACTGAGTCCAAACCTCCGCTATTACATCGAGGCCACGACCGCCACGGCGGGCATTCCGCGCTATCGGATGATGCTCTCCAGCGCACCCACGAGCGAACTCGTGATTGAGTTCCAGGCCCGATGCGCCCTTGGCCGCGTCACGACGGCGGACATTCAAGGCGCTAGCCCCGGCTACTCCGATCCGAACGTCGAGGTGCAGGTTCCGGCCGGGTTTGCCGAGACGATCTTCCTGCCCATCGCGCTCGACATCTTCTTTTCGATGCCGTCCATCGTGAATTACGACATCGCGACCTTGAAGAACGCCGATTCCGTGAAGCTGATCCGCGATCAAGCAGCGGCTGCGCGTGTCATGCTGGAGAGCATGAAACCGCAGGGCAAGAAGCCGATGCGGATCAAGCCTTGGGGGTGATTCGGGTGGTTGTAATACGCTCCCCACCTTGGACCGTGTAACCAAACACTTCCATGAACCCTGTGCCATAATTCTTCACCATGACATACCGCATGGAATCCAAGGCGTGATCTTTTGCCATATCGACGCCAATCGTCATAGGCTTTGCGATAGGCGCAGGCACGACCGAAGCGCCAACGGCTCCAGCGAGTGATTTGAGGAGGGCGCGGCGGTTCATGACGCGGTGATGCCACAATCTGTCATTTACTGGTATTGGCAAGCGCATTCAATCCGCCCCGCTTCTGGACGGCCTGCACGAAGGCCGCGTTGCGGAAAGTCTCGTGTGCCCGCGAGAGAATGTCCTTGATGCGGTCAACGTCCTGTTCCGTGAGGTCGCGCCCGTCGTAGGTGGTCCCGATGGCCTGACGCGCCGCCTTCCCGGCCTTCGTGATGAAGTCCTCGTATTCGGCATCGTCGAGGCTGATCTTGACGACCTGACCGCCAATGGTGCGTTGCAGCTCGCGAGAGGGTGCCGTGACGCCAAAGAGCGCCCTCGGGTCGCCGTCTTGGTGCGTAGCGTTGTAGCGCAGGAGCGCGACATCGAGCATGTCCACGTTCGCGGCCCGCAAGTCGGCAGGCGATAGCAGGCGGAGCATCCAATCGGTATTCGGGCCGCCCGTGCCGGTGTCCTTCCGGGCAGGCTCGCCCCACACGGTAATGGACGGCATAGGATCGAGTGGGTTTCCTGGGATGAAGGTTTTGTTGGCTCCAGCCGGATAGATGCCGTAGCCCATGCGACGCCCGAGAGCGTCCCAAAAGCCAAGATCGTTCGGGAGGTCCGTTTCGCGGAACACGTCGTCGGCGGTGCGGATGGGCTGGCGGATCAAGTTCGGGATGAAGCCCGTCGCGATGTTGGTCGCCCACTTGGTTCCGAAGCGTTCCGGGTCTTGGACGGCGTTCACGACATCCGAGATGCCTTGCAGGAACGTCTTGTCTTGCATGTTGCGGCCCATCCCGAGCGCAATACGTCCCCAAACCTCGTCGATGGGCTTTCCAGACTGGAACTCCTTGATGGCATCGACCGTGAAGGCCAGCGCGGACGCGAAGGGATCGAGGCGCTTGTAACTGATCCAGCGGTCGCCGATGCGGATCGACTGCGGCGGCGCGGTGCGGTAGGCCAGTTCACGCTCGCCCGGCGATGTGGAGCGCCACGGAATCGTGCCGGTGATGTAGGGCGTCTCGTCCTCGTCATCGCCCGGCTTCACGAGATGCGAGAGGCCAAGGATGAAGCCCCACGCGACAATCTGGTTCGTGAGGTCATCGAGGGCGCGAGCCGCGTTGTAGATTTTGGCCGCTTCCTCGGCGTTGCCCTTCCGGTAGCGATTGTAGGCCCGGATCATGTCCACAAGGGCCAAGAGGCCACCGACCGGCGACATCGTGACGCCTGCCTTGAAGATGTTCGTGGGCGTATCGACGAACGGGAACGTGAAATGCGCCAAGCCCTTGAGCGGCTTGCCGAAGTCGCCCTTCTTGGTCCGGCTGATGAGTTGCGCGAGGCCGTCGATGGCGTCGATCGACGCACTTCCGCTGCCGATTTCGGTCTGGAACGTGATCTTCTTGGCCTGTCCGAGTGCCCGTTCCCACGCGAGCGAGCCGGGTTCCATGAGTTCCTGAATCGCCTTCGCGAGTTCATGGCCGGTCTTGCCTTCATTGCGGGCAATCTGGCGGGCCTGCGCCGCAACCTCAATGCGGGTGAAGAACGACTTCACGAACTCGTCAGCGGCTCCCATGAGCCGGAACGAGATGCCGCGCATGACTTTCCCGAGTGTGCCCTTGAGGGCCGGGTTGAACTGCTCCTTGAAGAGTTCGCCGTTGTCATCGCGAAGCTGGAGCGCGTAGTTCTCAAAGGCGCGGGTTTCCGACTTCCACGCCGCGATGCCATCCAGGAACGCGAGCTTGATGCTTGGCAGCGAGGCCGCAATCATGGCCGGGACATCCGCGAGGCTGGCGGCATCCGG